TGTAAAAGCAGACGCATTACAATACAATACTCTTGTGACCGGATTTGGTACACAGGAGGAACTTGAATGGGTAGGCCAGCAAAGCATCCGATTCAGGAGTTTGAAGGGGTTCGGTATTATTGGAAACCTTCGGGATACTACAAGGCGGATCATAAAAACGGCGGCGAGTATATGCATCGAGCTGTATGGGCTTCTCTTCGGGGTCCAATCTCGGGCGGCTGTTGCGTTCATCATGTCAACGGGGACAAGGGCGACAATAGAATCCAAAATCTTGAGGAGATTAGAGCTTCAGAACACGCGAAATATCATGTCGAGAGGAGCATCAGGCTATATCCTGAGCGCATGGCTCGGGGAATCGAGGCCGCGCAGCGTGCCGCTCCCGAATGGCATCGTTCTCCCGAAGGCAGGGAATGGCACCGATCCCACGCAATCGATGGATGGGCCAAGCAGGAGAAGCAGAAGTTCGCTTGCATCGAATGTGGCAAGGAGTATTGGACGTATCCTGCATCCAGGAAGAGAGGGTTCTGCGGAGGAACGTGCCAGAACCGAGCCCGCCGCCGAGAGCATCCGAGTATCCTATAAAATTCGCTATGAGGCGGCTGTCGTTTATGACCTCACGGTGGAAGATGCCCATTGTTTCTTCGCCGAGAATATCCTGGTGGGGAATTGCCACGACGCGCTCCAGTACCTCTGCTCGAAGCTGTTTTCCGTCAGGAAGCGGCAGGACATGGAAATGGAGATGAGGCAAGTGTATACTCTGGATGACATCAGGAAGCAGATACAGGAGCGGGACAGCGAGGATGGTTCCGATGACTGGAAGAGAAGGTGAACCCTTTGGGGAGGTTTGGCGACATGGTGAGGTTCATTGACACAATGGAGGAACGGGTCTCAAGGTTGGTGGCGAAGGCCGAGGATTCCGTCAGGGGTGCGGAGATCCTCGCCAAGGCGAGGGTGGTGGAGGCGTTCGATGAGGCCATCCACGGGATGGAGACGGCGCTGATCGTTGAAGGGCTTGCGTTGGACAAGGCATGCGATGAGGCGCTCATGGTGATAAAGGACAGGCTGTCGGCGATGAAGGACGAGATTGGAGGTGTGAAGTGAAGCTGGAACATTCAATAAATGCGCTGTCCCGGGTGTCGTTCACCACAAGGAAGGCGATAAACCCAGCCACCGGGGAACCGTCCGGGGTTGAGATCGACAACTGGGAGGACATATCCCATTCCGCCGCGAAGGGACTGGACGAGCTGCAGCGGAGGCTGGACAGGCTGGAGTCGACGGTCGGGAAGCTCTTCGACGAGGGGAAGGTCATCGAGATGCTGGAGGTTGCTGCGACGATGGCTGAGGAGAACAAGCGCAAGAAACGTGTTCCGGATGGAGTCCCAATCGGGCAGGTGCTTCGCAGGAAGAGGGAGAAGGAGGAGAGGGAAGCATGAGCGACACGCTTGGATCGCTCCTTGGATCGGCAGGGACAAATTCCAAGATCAGGAAGAAGGGATCGAAGTACGTCATCGAGGGAGTCGGCGAGTTCGACTCCTACGCTGCGGCCGAGAAGGCCCTCTCCCTGGAGCCCCTGAAAGGAGAAGGCCCCATGATGACGACCGGAGAATCCGCGATGGACTGGGGAGATGAACACCAGCCAGGATCGAAGACCCCAAACTCGACCGCGACCCCATCAAGCAACCCGATTCCCGAGAAGCCGGAATGGGTCTTGACATCTGAACGAAGGGCAGGCGTCGAGTATGAGTGGGACCAGCAGGCGAAGCAATGGCGACCCAGGAAGACTAACGCCGTCCGTGGAGCCCCAGTCAAACCCCAGGGAGACCCCCAGTGAAAGTGCCCAAGATGGTGATCATCGAAGTAACAAACTCCTGCAACCTTCAGTGCAAGTTCTGCCCGACAGTGTGCCAGGACGGATATCCAGTCGGGAACATGTCCTTGGAAATGTTCAAGGGGATAGTGGATGGAATCGTTGAGGAGTTCCCCGCGGGCACACCCATCTGCAACTGGATGCTGGGAGAGCCATTCCTGAATCCGGACTACCTGGAGATGTGCAGATACCTGTCATCGAAGAAACTGTCGTTCTATGTCACGACGAACCTTACCCTGTGGGATGAGGGGATGGTCAGGTTCCTGCTTTCCGAGGAGTCGACCTGTTATCAGATCATCGTCTCTATGGATGGTGTCCCATGGACGAAATCAATGTCCATAGCACGTCCGGGGACAGACCAGGATGTGCTTGTCTCGAACATCAGGAAGCTGCTGGCGATAAAGGAGGAGCTTGGGTCGACGAAGGACTTCGCCGTCAAGCTGTGTGAGCGTGGCCAGGACTGGCGCGAGAAGGAAGAGTACATCCAGCTCTGGCTCAACACAAAGGGAATTGATTACGTCTGCATGGGAAAGATATTGCAGGGTGACAACGAGACATCGATGCGGCAGTATCCCTGCCAGTTCTTCGACAACAACTTCATGGCATTCCGGTGGGATGGGAAACTTGTCCTGTGCGACTACAATGACAAGGCGGTCAATGAGGCATGGCTGTCCTATGGGGATTACCATATCGGAGACAGCCTGATGGAACTCTACAACAACAAGTTCATCACCGACCTGCGGAACAAGCAGGACAATGGGATTTTCCTTGAGCCATGCAAGTCATGCTCTTATGCCTACACAGGCGCGGGATTCGTCGGGGAGATCCAGTTCCGTGATGACAAGGTCCACAAACCGATCTATTATTCACAGGACTACTACAACCAGTTCTTCAGCCTGAAACTAAAGCGGAAACCCGCGACGTTCTATACCGGGACATCAGAGTCCCAAAAGGAAGGATGAGATGGCAAGGAAGGAAGCGCAGAAGGGAAATCCGAAGCCGGTTCCCAAGAAGGATGCGGTCAAGGCCGCGAAGTAATATGGAATCCCCGGAGTCCCTTGACCAGAGGACACTTGCCACGGAGATCTCCAAGCGCCAGAAGCGTCTGGAGGAGAAGAGGGCACCGTTCGACAACCTGTATGACGATGTCGATGATTATGTCATTGGCCGTCGTGCCGAGTACGATACAGGGACCATCCGGGGAAGCGCGACCGGAAGCAAGCAGGGCGCGAAGATATACGACCAGACAGCGGCAATGGCCTTGCAGGACTTCGTTGATGGCTACCAGGGAAACACCGCCGCTCCAACCATAGACTGGTGGTCCCCAGTCTTCCGGTCGAAGCGGGTGATGATGATGGCGGAGGCAAGGAAATGGCTCGATGACGTTCATGAGGCAATTGGCACGGAGATCAACAACTCTAATCTTTACAGTCAGTTGTCCGAAGCCACCTGGGACCGTGCGACATACGGGTACTCTTCGATCTACGGACCGGAATGGTCAGCAAGGAGAAACCGCCTCATCTACTATCTCCGTCACCCACGGGAGGTTTATTTCTCTCTCAATGCTGAAGGCGACCCTGACCTCTGGCACAGGAAGTTCCTGATATCGGGACGGCAGATCATGGACCTCTGGCCAGACGCACCGCTCCGAGAGACGTTCCGCAACAGGATGGAGAAGGACCCCTACAAGGAATACACCTGCATCCACGCCATATTCCCGAGGGAGGAACGGGACATCACAAAGATAGATGCGGCGAACAAGCCCTACGCATCGGTCTATTCCCTGGATTCAGAGAAGGTCATCCTTGAGGAATCGGGGATGGATACTGACGATGTCCCCACAACGGCACGCTGGAGGCTCACCTCAGAGGCATATCCACGGTCAGCCGCCATAGACGCCATATTCGCGGTGATGATGGTGAACCAGATGTCACGCTCTGTCCTGCGTGCGGCCCAGTTGCTCGTTGAACCTCCGATGATAGTGACGGGGACGATGAAGGGAAAGCTCAAGATCGTGCCGAATGGAATCACCATCCTGGACAATCCCCAGGACAAGATCGAGCCATTGCAGTTCCCCTCGTCGCTCCAGGCGGGGATACAGGCTGTCGGAGACACAAGGACGGCGCTTGGAGAGATGTTCAAGGCGAAGATATTCTCGATGATGTCGCAGATGGACTCACGGATAACGGCGACACAGGCCCAGGCCATGCAGGGGGAACAGGCGACATTGCTTCAGCCAATAGTCACCCGTGACCAGAACGAGAACCTGATGCCACTCATACGGAAGACATTCAAGGTCCTGTCCAGGGCTGGAAGAATACCTCCTCCTCCGGACGAACTCCTGGAATTCAGCCAGACTCCAGTGGACATAAACTTTTCAGGGCCAGTGGCGATGCTGGCGAAGAGGCACCTCCAGATGCAGGGATTCAACTCGACCATCCCGCAGGTACTGGCTTTGGCGAAGGAGGCTCCACAACTCTCGATGATGCTGGATCGTCTTGATCCTGACGCGGTGTACGACTACATAATGACCTCGGGAGGTGCTCCCGCGAAGGTGACAAGGGACGAGCGGCAGGTGATGCAGATACGCCAGCAGAGGCAGAAGCAGATGGAGGCGCAGCAGAGGCAGGAAGCGATGAACAAGGCTGCTGACACGCTCCACAAGGGATCGGTCGCTCCAGAGGATGGTTCACCATCACAGAAGGTGCTGGAGGCGCAACAGTGAGTTTCCTGCACCGCATGATCACTGAGGTCGACCGTTGCATGAAGGAACGTGGAATGCCTGTCTGTGTGCAGATCAATCCGATAACCAAGGCAGGACTTGAGTCTGAGATGAGGCTTCGGTCCAGTTTCAACAATGCGAACGCGCAGAGGAATGCGCGCCAGATGGTCATAAACCGACTGTATGAGGTCGATGGAAAGGGGAAGAGGGTTCCCAATGGATGGGAGATCGCAGTTGAGTCCAATGACAAGGTTCCAATGAACCAGTTTTGGGTGGGAGTCGATGGATATGAAATCTCACGCACGGAGCTTGGCAGAAAAATACCACACTCTTTTCTCCGGTTCCCAGGACGGGATTGACGTTTTTGAGGATATGTTGACAGATCTGCGGCTATACGAGACAATAGACACCGAAGAGGATCGTTTTCTGCACAACTTCGGCATCCGTCTGGTTGCGAAGGCGGGATTGTATGAAGAGTCGAACATGCGACTGGTCACGCGGAATCTGCTTGGAATTCCGTTGCCAAGCCCACGGGACAACCCGGAGCCTGGCCTGCGCGACGTGAAGCGACTCTAGGAGAACGAAATGCTTGAAAGCTCCGGGGGCATCGTGCAAGAGGCTCCCGTTGTTGTAGATCCTGCTCCCGCCGTTGGCGGTGCTGAAAAGGCGCAAGAAGCGGGATCGGGTACGGACACTCAGAGGCTTCCCGGTTGGACCGGGCAGCTGACCAAGGAGCAGATGGCGGTCATAACGGAGCGCGTGGCCAAGGACCCGAAGGCACTCAGTGAGTTGCCGAAGGGGCTCTCGGAACTCTACGCATCCTATGACTCGCTGAAGGCTTCATCGGTTGGCGCCCTGAAAAGGCCAGCACCGGACGCCCCAAAGGACGCATGGGACCAGTTCTACAATGGACTTGGCCGACCGGAATCCGCCGAGGGTTATGCCCTTGAAAAACCTCAGATACCAAGTGGGATGCGGTACGACGAGTCCACGGAGAAGTGGTTCAGGGGGGTCGCCCACAGCATGGGACTGACCCAGGAACAGGCCAAGGGTTTCTTCGATGAGTACAACAAGGTCCAGGTTGAGAATGTCCAGAGGGCGATTTCCGCCCGGAAGGCCGCTTCCGAAGCCGCGTTGACTGCGCTCAAGCAGGAATGGAAGGAGTCGTTTCCGGACAAGTGGGAAGGGATACGACAAGCCTACATCCAGTTCATGCCTGAAGGAGCCAATGGAACGCTTTTCAAGAAAATACAGGCTTATGGCCTGGACAACGACCCGGACTTCCTGCGGATGTTCAAGAACATCTACGACAAGATCGGGCCACCGAGGACAATCGTGCCATCAGGACAGGGTTCAGGAACGGACAGCAAGGGTGGATTCAGTTTCAGCCTGAATGGAGTCCCTGGACGAACTTGATCCTCCACCGCTTGAAGGCGTAGATCATGGCTGCTGGTGGTTTCACTACTGAATATACAATGATCGAGGTTGCCAAGAGCATCGGTGCTCAAGGCAATGACCTCGCGCTCATCGACACGCTGTCACAACAGACCCCCTTCCTCGAGGAAGGCTATTGGATGGAAGCCGATGACTTCCAGTCGCATCACTTCATGCAGGCCCTGTCAGAGCCAGTCGGCGTTGATTCAATAATCAACGTGGGCGTTGGCTGGGATGTGGCGACACAGACTCCCGTCACGGAACTAATCCAGGGGCTTGAGGACTATCTTCGGATAGACATGAGGATCCTTTCAAAAAGGCGCAATCCCCAGCAGTACGTCAAGCAACAGGTCGATGTCTTCGTCAGGGGCCTCACAAAAACGATCCACGACCGTATCCTCTATGGGAACTATGTCGCAAACACGGCGGTTGGCGTTGGTCCTTCGACGGTCATCGGTGGAGCATCCGCAGACCGGATCACTGGGCTCGCTGCTCGGTACAACACCATCGCAACCAATCCCTGGTACAACGTCACGTCGGCGACCGGATCGACTTCAAACGCGCTATCTTCCGTCTGGACGATAGTCTGGGGACCGAATTCGGTGTTCTTCGTCTATCCACATGCAGGACAGGACTTCGTGAAGGTGACGGACATGGGAGAACAGCTCGTGTACGACTCCAGCCAGAAGCCATACCAGGCTTATGTGGTCCACTTCCTCATCCAGTTCGGCCTCTGCGTCGCCGATCCCCGCAAGGTCCAGCGCCTTGCGAACATCTACAAGACCACGCAGGTCTGGACTCCCACCCTGCAACTGCAGTCACTCGGGCAGTTGCCAGATGGCCTCGACGGCGCGGTCATGTACGTCCCACGGTTCGTCCATACTGCGATGCAGGTGGACGCCCTCCTTGGAACCAACAAGTTCTACACCAAGGAAGAGGTCTGGGGACATAACCAGCAGCTGTTCCAGGGAGTTCCGATCAGGATGGTCGAACGCATCGCCACGAACGAAGCGCAAGTCAGCTAAAGGAAGGAGGAAAATATGCCCATGCGAGACTATTACTTGACGCTTTCCGGCCTGACGGCGGCTGGCGCTGTTCCTGGGGCTCAGCCCATACTCTCAACGGCGTCACTCTGGGCCAATGCCCCGTTTGACCTTGGACTACAGGTGACCTCGGAATATGGCCAGTCGCCATACCAGTCCGCCAACCTGGTCACAATCAAGCCCACCATCGGGCAGGCCCCCAAGAAATTCTTTTTCCTCGTCACAGCCACCACGGCATTCGCCGCGGCATCTGTCGGCGTCGGGATGTCCATCCAGCTCACGACCTGCGCCACGGCTGCGGGGACGAAGCTGACCAACCTCGTGGTTCTCCAGTCACAGCTCTTCATAGCAAGCAAGCTGTCGGCGGGTGCCATATCCGCCGGTGGAGTTACCACTCCGGTGCTGATAAAGGTTCCGATACCCGAAAGCCAGATGAACCGCTACTTGAATGGGCGGTTCAAGATGAGCACGGCGGCTTCACTTGGCGTGTTCACGGCAGGGAAGGTCATCGCCGAACTGACCACATACTAGAGATAATGGGGCCGGGGGAAACCCCGGCCCAGCTTCAAGGAGAAAAAAGATGGGCAACAACATCCCTGGCGTCAACCAGCCATTCAACCCACCAGGTGGCGGATATTATGAGATGGCCTTGAAGTCTGGGGCCATGACCGTGATCGCGGCAGGAGCGGATGTGTTCGCGCTCAGGTTTGTGTCAGCTCCAGCGTCAGGGATAAAGAAGCGGTTTGAGTTGAAATACCTGAAGCTGGACTTCATCCTGACAACCGGGTTCACCGGGGCGCAGACCGTCGAGTTCGATGCGTTCATCGCCCGTGCCTTCTCCGCAGCCGACTCAGGTGGAACCGCCTCGCTTCCACCATCGGCGATGCAGATGAAGAAAACGGAGTATCCAAACTCGGACATCCAGACATACTCCGGAGACATCAGGATATCATCGACCTCTGCGCTTACCAATGGGACAAGGACTCCGGACACGTTCCCGTTCGCCTGTTTCGCTGGAGCCGCTGCCGCTGCGGCTGCCGGGGTCATCAGGGCACAACCGCTGATGCTTGAGTTCAATGAGCATCATGTCCCGATCATCCTGAAATCGGGGGAAGGAATAATCATCCAGCCAGGAGTCACGATGGGCGCGGCGGGTGTTGGGAACCTGTTTGTTGACATCGGGTGGATGGAGGTCCTTGACGACGGCATGAAAACGCTGTGGTGATGGATGAACACGCTAACCGACATCCAGATATTCAATGCGGCGTTGATGAGGATTGGCGAGTCAAAGCCGGTGACGGCGGTTGATGGGACTGACACCTCGAAATATGGTGTGATAGCCGGATTCGAATACGCGAGGACACGGGACGAGGAGCTCCGGGCGCATGTCTGGAAATTCGCCGTCAAGCGGTCACTCCTGAACTCGTCCTACCAGATGGGTGTCGGAACTTGGTCCGGAAGCGCCACCACGATGGCCGTGACGGGAATAACGGTCATAAACTTCACGGGGAACCTTTCTCTTGTCACCCTTTCCGACATCCAGACACGAACCGTCCTCAGTTGCTCAATCACTCCAAATCCATCATGGATTGGACAGAACATATCCGGTACTGGCATCCCATCCGGCACTGTCGTTCAGGGTGTGGATTATGTCGCGGGATCGATAAGGCTCTCAAAGCCGACAACCATAGCGGGGACGGGTGTCTCACTGAGCCTGTGCCCTGTCCTCAATGGCTGGCTTGTGACGACCGCACTGAACAATGGCAACGTCACACCGACATTCCCAGCCGGCATTCCCGCGACAACCTTCATATCGAAGGTGACTTCGACAGGATCAACGGTCACGCTCACATTGAGCAACACAACGACAGGAGCCGGATCCGGGATAGGTGTCGTGCTCCAGCCATTGAATTCGGTCGGGACATGGTACATGTACAACGAACCGGCTGATTCAGTGAGGGACACTGACCTATTCGTCATACTGCCGAACTTCGTCTACCTGTGGCCATTCAAGGTCGTCCACCAGAACTCGTTCCCATCAAGGCGCGAGGGCAACTACATCTACACTGACCTGGATCCAGGATCGGGGAATGTCTATGCCGCCTACATAGCGCAGATCACCGACACGACATTGTTCGATTCCCTGTTCGCTGACGCGCTTGTGATGAGGATCGCCGCGAAGATCGCCCTTTATGTGACAGGTGGGGACAAGATGACGGCACAGTTGCTAGGGGAATACCAGGCGCTTGTCTCAAGGGCGCAGGTCTACAACCTGGCCGAGATGGACATGGAGCCGGACGGAGACCCATTCTGGACTGATCGGGAGCTTCCATAATGCCCAATGCCCTTGGTCACCTGACTCCCCTGCTGTCTGACTTCACCTATGGGGAGCTCACTCCGACGATGCTCGGTCGGCCTGAGACCAATGTTTACCACAAGGGAGCGCAGGTAATGAAGAACATGGTCCCGTTGGTCCAGGGAGGGTTCAGGAAACGTTGCGGAACGGTAGCATTGGGAAATACCTACCTTGACGGAACAGCTCAGATATACCGGATGATCGTCAACAAAAACCTCTGGTATTTGCTTGAGTTCACCAATCTCAGGCTCAGGATATGGGGAAACATGGGGACGACTCCATCGGTTGTCCAGACTGTCACCACCCCCTATGTTACCGCCGACCTTGTAGATCTCCAGACTGGATGGGCCTATCCAAACCTCTTCATCGCATCCATGAACTATCCACCGGCAATCCTGAGATACACGGCACTTGACACCTTTGTCTACATGAATCCAATGCCAATCACTGGAAGCGCCGCCAACTACTTCACTGGAACGCTCGCTTCAGGAAACAAGTCAATAACCGCGGTGACTCCAGATCCGACACAGAACGGGCTTCTTTCCATTGTACTGGGCGGAACATTGACAAATGGAAGCGCGGTAATAACATTGCCAACGCTTGATCCCACATTGCAGGCATTCTCAGCCGTTGGAATGCCAATAGCGGGAACCGGAATCGGCGCTGCAGTGACGATAATATCAGTGACCCCTTCGACTCTGACCATGAGTGGAACCTATGGAGGGACGACTGGGGCATACCTCAACCTGGTGATTTCCCATTCTGGCACACCTGTTTCGGGATTCATACTTCCGTTTGGCACCACTCCCCAGGGGATAGCTCCGAACTCCAAGGTGGCCTCGGTGACTTCGACGACCATCGTGATGGACACGAACGCCAACGCCAGTGGAACGATCACGGCTGGAATAGCCATTTCGCAGGATTCATCACTTCCATTCCAGACAACAGGCAACTATCCAAACGCGGTGACTTGCGCGAACCAGCGCGTGGTCTTTGGTGGAACGGTCAACAACCCATCACAGGTATGGGCATCAGCCATTGGGATATTCGACACTTATGGTTCCGTCCTCATGGCGTTCTTCGAGCAGGTGATCTACTCCATCCAGGTCATGTCAAAGAACTCGTCAGGACAGCCATTGGATTCATCCGGGGCAGTTGTGACGGCTTCCGCCGGGAACACGCCAGCCTACTCAAGCGTGCAGCAATACCAGCAAGTCGTCGGTGACGCCGATGGATTCACCGGGCAGATATTCTCTGACCAGAACGATTCCATCCAGTGGATAGTGTCCGCCGTTGACATAATAATAGGGACGCTGTCAAGCCAGGTCTTGATATCCGGTGAATCCACAGCGAACACGTTCGCGTTCAGGAACATATCAAGGACTGGTTGCGCTGACATCCAGGCGTATTTCATGACTGGGGGTGTGTTGTTCATCGACCGAGCGGGACGGCGTGTGATGCTTCTCAATTGGCAAGGGATTAACATACAGCTTTTGCCACCAGACACGTTGTCAATATTCTCGGAGCACCTGTTCTTTGGAAGCCCGATCAACCAGATCTCCTTTTCCACATCGCCGACAATGCGTCTGTGGTTCCTCCAGACGGATGGCACATTGGTTGGATGCGACTATGACGACAAATATGACGTCAGGGCATGGTGGAACTTTGAGACTGATGGATCAATCGTCAGCATAATATCAGGTCAGGATTTGACTGAGGACATCCTCTACATAGTCGTGCTTCGGAATGGCCACTACATCCTTGAGAAGCTGGCGACACAAGACTGGATTTCCCAGTCCGGGGCTGGCGGGGTTTATCCAGCGGTCTACACCGATTCATCGGTTGTCAAATACAATGTCACCCCATTCACTACAATCGCCCTTGGGACAAACCTTGTCGGAAAGACAGTGCAGATGATTGGTGATGGCATGTATCTCGGGACAGCGGTTGTTCCCGGCGGCGGAGTCCTGACATTGCCAACCGGAGGAGCATATCCAGCTTCCTACAACACGGCAGTTGTCGGATTGGCCTACACATCAAAGATGACTTCAATGCCCATAGAGGTGGGAGTCCAGCAGGATTCAGGGATAGGAAGGGAATTGACCATCCCCAGGGTGGCGATCCAATACATAAACTCCCTGTATTCAGAACTTTCCGGCGTCCAGGGATTGGTGGAGATCACTGACAAGACAGTTGGCCAGACAACCAATCCGGTGCTGTTCACGGGAATGGAACGAAGTCCGATGCCAAGCGGGTTCTCCTTTGGATCATGCGTGACGATCCAGTCGTCAAAGCCATTTCCGCTATCGATTGCTGCGATAATCCCAGAGGTGATGGGATATGAATGAGGTCGTGGAGTTTGAGCCAATGCACCTGACTGGCATTGTCGACATCGAGGGACTTCTTGGAGTCGGTTCGTTCATTCAGGGTCTGGCCCACAAGCAGTTGGGAGAATCAGCGACGGTCATGGTCGATGGAAAGGTCGGTGCATGTGGTGGGATACACAGATTCTGGCCCGGTTCAGGGGAGGCATGGATGTCAATATCGGCGGACAAAGTCTCTCCATCGCTGATGAAGTCTGTTCGTGTGTGCTTTGACAGATGGATGGAAAACTACTCACGAATCCAGGCTGTAACAAGGACAGGTTGGATTGAAGGCGAGCGTACACTCCTGTTCCTTGGATTCAAGTTTGAGTCAGTCCTGATCAAATTCGGGCCAAACAGCATCGACAAATCGCTCTATGCGAGGATCCGGTAATGTCTGAAGCAATCGCTGATGCGTCACTGGGTGCACTTGCTGGAGGCTTACTGGGAGGGATTGTCGGATCATTCATTCCAGGCGGAACCGTGTTTGGAGCACTTCTTGGTGCTCAATTGGGTGCCTCGATAGGTGGTTCCCTTGGTGGAACTTCGGCAGCGCAGAAGGCTGCCGCCGAACAATCCTCACAGAACACCTACAACATAAG